CCCACCACCACCTCCACCGCCCCCACAGCAATCTGCTGAGACTGTGGTAGCTCCGGGTAGGGGTGTTGCAAGGCGCGAGGGGCGAGCGAGTGCTAAGAAACGTCGTGGCGTATCAGGGTTGAAGATCAAACTTGACAATGTTGGTGCTGGTTCCGGTGTTGGTGGAGCATACTGATGATGAATGCGCGGGGGATCTACACAAAGTTGGAGACCCAACGGTTCTCCTTCTTAGAACGTGCGAGAGACTGTTCGCGGTTGACCCTGCCCACCGTGATCCCAGATGAGGGACACAGTTCAAATAGAAAATTTGCCTGCCCTTTCCAGGGCGTTGGCGCACGAGGAGTGAATAACCTCGCCTCCAGTCTCCTCCTAAGTCTCCTGCCACCGAACGCTCCATTCTTCCGGCTGGTGCTTGACGATCACGCTCTCAGGCAGGTCGAGGGGATCCCAGAAGTAAAGACCGAAATTGAGCGGTCACTCGCTGATATCGAGAAGGCCGTGATGAAGGAGGTTGAGACGAACAATGTTCGCGTCTCCCTCTTTGAAGCCCTCAAGCATCTCATCATCGCAGGTAACTGTCTGATGCACTTCCCTCCAGATGGTGGGGTGCGGGTATTCCCACTCGCTCGGTACTGCGTGGATAGGGATCCCATGGGGAATCCTCTGAAAATCATTACGAAAGAAAGCGTCTCCCCAGTTGCCCTGCCTGAAGAAATCAAGGCTGCTGTTGGAGCCATCTCACCGAACACCGATGGATCTGTTGACCTATACACTTGCATACAAAAACGAAATGATTCCAAGTGGGAGGTCTACCAAGAAGTCGGTGACTCTGAAATTCCCGGTTCTCGCGGCACTTACGCAGAGGATAAGTTGCCATTCCTCCCACTAAGGATGTATACGGTCGAGGGCGAGAACTACGGAAGAGGATATGTAGAACAGTACCTCGGTGATCTCCGAAGCCTGGAGGGACTGACCCAAGCCATTGTGGAAGGTGCTGCGGCTGCATCCAAGATCCTGTTCATGGTCTCACCGAACGGGACAACTCGTGCGAGAACACTTGCGAAGTCCCCAAACGGGGCCATCGTTGAAGGGAGTGCTCAAGATGTCACGGTGCTTCAGAGTAACAAAAGTGCGGACCTCTCGATTGCGGCGAGTACGGCTCAGACAATTACAGATCGCCTTGCGTATGCGTTTCTCCTCACCGAGGGGACGATCCGACAAGCAGAGCGAGTAACTGCTGAAGAAGTCCGTCTCGTTACACAGTCGATTGAGCGTCAACTTGGTGGAGCCTTCTCCCTGCTCTCACAGGAACTGCAACTTCCTCTGGTCAACCGGATGATGGCAAACCTCCAGAAGAAGAAGAAACTCCCGAAACTCCCGAAGAAATACATCACACCTGCTATCATCACCGGTATCGAGGCGTTGGCTCGGGGTAGTGACCTCAACCGACTCGACTTCTTCCTTCAAGGTATGGCACAAACCGTTGGTCCAGAAGCGATTGCTCAGTATGTTAATCTCGGGGAATACATCAAACGACGAGCAACTGCTCTTGGTATTGACACCCAAGGTCTCATCAAGACTGAAGAAGAACTGATGATGGAAATGCAACAAGCCCAGCAGAATGCTGTGGTTCAACAGTACGGTGGTCAGGTTATGGGGATTGCGGATCAACAGTTCCGTGAGTCCCAGAAGGCCGGTGCCGACGTAACCAAGGAGATGGTAAAGAATGGCTGAGCGAATCCAAATGGAGATGGGCGTAACTGGTCCAGAAGCACCAACCGAGGAGGTGAGTGATTCACAAGAGCAGGTATCTGAACGACCCGAGTGGCTACCAGAGAAGTTTGAATCTCCAGAAGACCTTGCTAACGCCTACGGTGAGCTTGAATCCAAAATGGGATCCGAGCCATCCGATGAATACGTCACCGAGTCCGATGAATCGCTCGCGGAATCCACAGGCATGTCTGTGGAAAGTATTTCGGAATACACTAAGGAGTTCTCTGAAACTGGCGAGTTGTCTGGGGAGTCGTACGAGAAGATCCAAAACGAGTATGGGATTCCCGAAGACATCGCCCGGTCTTATGTAGAAGGCCAACGTGCTTTGATTTCTCAAGCTCAGGGAACCATCTTCAATGAGGTTGGTGGACAAGATCAATACAGTGAGATGATCGAATGGGCTAGAGAGAACCTCTCCGAAGAAGAGGTGGGTTCCTATGATCAAGTCATGGACTCAGGGGATATGAATGCTGCGATGATGGCCGCTCGTGGGCTGTCTGCACGTTACACACAAGCCACCGGAAGCAGCCCCAGCCTTCTTAAAGGTTCGGCTCCATCCACCCGTGGTGGTAATCCGTTTCGTTCGTGGGCGCAGGTATCCGAAGCGATGCGTGACTCACGTTATACTAAGGATCCTGCGTATCGTCAAGAGATTCAGGATCGTCTCGCAATCTCTCAACTTTGAGGTGATCAATGAAACCCGGAATTAAAACTACTGAGTTCTGGCTCGCTGCTGCTGCCACCGTTGTTGGTGGTCTCATGGCCTCTGGCGTCATCGCAGAGGAAAGTTCAATTGCCAAGATCCTTGGTATTGCGGCGGCTGCTCTGGTGGCTCTTGGCTACACAGGCGCACGTCTTGCTTTGAAGAAGAAGGTGAGCTGAGAATGTGGGCTGCCATCATGGCTGCATTCTCTTCCATCTTCAAAGTGTTTCTAGAACTCATCATGGAGAAGGCGAATGAACCGACTCTTGCAAGTGATGCCCCTAAAGTGCCTCGGCGTTATCGTGATGCTTGGGCTGAGCGGGTGCGAAAGTTCACGAGTCGTATTCGTCCCTGAAAGTGATGGACTGGTAAGGCTTGGCCCTGGAATACGGGGTCATGTCTATTTCTGGAATGGTTCCTCATGGGAACTTTCCGGTAACAAGGTAGACCTCCCCGAAGGGTGGTTTGCTGGTGACGTTCAAATGGACCTTCAACCAACTGACTGACGCGGCCCTCTGCGGGGGACAACCGGACTGATCGGGTTAGGAACTGAAGCCATCGAAGTAACGTCGATGTTTTCAACGTATCTTTAACTCTTTCAAAAGGAAAAGCCTCAAATGGCAGATACATATACTGCTTCACGGCTGGGTCTTGCTCAGGGAGGTTCGGATAATTTCGAGCTGTTCCTCAAGACCTTCAGTGGTGAAGTTCTTTCCGCGTTTGAAGAGCGCAATCTTATGATGCCTCTTCACACCGTTCGTACAATTACGAGTGGTAAAAGCGCAACCTTCCCACTGACGGGTGTTGCGGCTGCCGCATATCACACCCCCGGTGAGGAACTCGATGGTGCGTCAATTGACCACGCAGAGCGTGTGATCAATATCGACAACCTTTTGGTGGCACACACATTCATTGGCAACATTGATGAAGCAATGAACCACTATGATGTGAGGTCAATTTACTCCAAAGAACTTGGGTATGCACTCAGTAACCACGCAGACAAGGCGATCATTCGCACGGTCATGGCTGGTTCGCTTGATCAAGCCGATGTTCTTGGTGATGCGTACACTGGTGGCACGATCACTGGTGGAACGACTGGTGATAACATCATTGATTCAATCATTGATGCAGCGAAATATCTGGATGACAATAATGTCCCCGCCGGAGATCGCTGGTGTGTTCTCACTCCAACAGCGTTCTACACAGTTCTCAAGTCTGCTGGTGGTACTGACACGGCTGCTGCTCTGCTCAACAAGGATTATGGCCAAGGTGCTTCGATCCTTCAGGGTGGTCAACAGGCCATGCAGGTCGCAGGTGTTACTTGCTTTATGAGCACACACATCCCGACTACCGACGAAGGTACTGTGGCGGCGGATAATACTCTCGGTGATGACGACATTCGTAACACGCCGTTTGTTGACGCTGCTGCTAGTGGTGCTGCGGCTTCCGAGGGTTACTCGGGCATTGACTTCTCCAACTATCAGGGTGTGGTCTTCCACCGCTCTGGTGTTGGTACGGTCAAGCTTATGGACCTCGCAGTCGAGAGTGACTACATGGTGAACCGACAGGGTACGCTCATGGTTGCTCGCTACTGCATGGGACACAACTACCTCCGATGCCAAGCATGCGTGGGTATCAAGTCCGCCTGATCTTATTGACCTAACGGTCAACAAAAACTAAACGGGTTGGTCTCCGAAAGGAGGCCACCCCCATTTCTCTTTCATAGGAGCCTATGGATGGCCCTCGCACTCACCACAAAGTTGGAAGCTATCAACACTCTGCTGAGTAACGTGGGAGAAGCTCCCGTGAACTCTTTATCTGGATCACTGACATCGGATGTCCGCCTCGCTCAGAACATCCTCGATGAAGTCTCCCGTGATGTACAGAGTGCTGGATGGCACTTCAACACTGAGAAGGAAGTCCCTTTGGCCCCCAACTCAGAGAACCAAGTTGAACTGAGTGACGGGGTTGCTCGTGTGGATCTTGAGGGCAGCAACATTGACTCAAATTATGATGTTGTGGTCCGGGGTTCCAAACTGTACAACCGCAAGGATCGTACCTACACCTTCACGGACACCAAGAAGTACACCGTTACCTATATGTTGGATTGGGAACAACTCCCTGAGAGTGCTCGCAGGTACGTTATGATCCGCGCTGCCAGGATCTACCAAGATCGTCTTGTGGGATCTGAGAAGCTCTCTGCATTCTCCCGATCTGATGAGCAAGGTGCTTTGTGGGCTCTACGGGATTACGAGATGGAGACCGCAGACTACAGTGTGTTTGACAACTGGGATGTTGCACGAATCATTGATCGAAGTAGTGTCATTGACCGGGTGAGTCGAGGCTGATGCTTATTTCCAAGACCATCCCAAACCTCATCAATGGGGTTTCACAGCAACCCGACTCTCTGAGATTCCCCACTCAATGTGAGGCTCAGGAGAACGCCTACCCATCAATAATTGAGGGGTTGACGAAACGGTTGCCAACCGAGCACCTGATGAACACGGGTATCACCACCGGTGGTAAGACCTTCGTTCACACGATCAACCGTGATGAATCGGAGCGGTACTCTGTGGTCCTTCGGGATGAATACATCAAGGTCTTCGATCTGGTCAACCTGAATGAAGAGACTGTGGATGTACCGGATGGTGTGACATATCTGGACACAGATAATGCGGACACCGCTTTTCGTGTTGTAACCATTGCGGATGTTACGTTCATTGTGAATACCGAGAAAACGGTCATCATGGATGCCGCCGCAGACACCCCAAGTTCTGTGAACACCTATGAAGCTCTGGTGTTTGTGAAGCAGGGCGGTATTGTTGGTGATTACACTATAGATGTGGATGATGAAGCCACCTCCCCCGCTGCGACATTCACAGCAGTGGCCGCCTCAACCGCCTCTGCGATTGCGACGGATCTTGCGGGGGATATTCACGGATCAGGAAATTTCTCGGCAGTCGCGGGAAGTCATGTAATCTATATCTCCAATAGTGGTGCTGACTTCACAATCAACGTCGCACACACAGATGGTGATTCAAACATTGAAGTCTTCAAAGGCTCTTGTCAGCGATTCACAGACCTCCCTACTTATGCCAAAGACGGTTTGATTCTCAAAGTGGAGGGTGAACCTTCTGAAACAGTCGATGATTACTATGTGAAGTTTGTGGCACTGAGTGGTTCTGGAACGATTGGTGAGGGTACTTGGGAAGAGTGCGCTGCCCCTGCTCTTGTAGACTCACTTCAACTCGATGCTTCCACGATGCCCCATGTACTGATCCGTCAGGCTGATAGTACGTTTGTATTCAAGAAAGCTGATGGTGGCACCCATACCAGTGATACAGCTCCCAACCCAGTGTACGATTATTCCGCATTTTCGTGGGGAACCCGTCTGGTTGGTGACGCAGATACAAACCCAGATCCGTCTTTCGTTGGGCAAACAATCAACGATATTTTCTTGTTCAAGAACCGTCTTGGGGTACTCGCGGGAGAGAACACGATCCTGAGTGAGTCAGGAGAGTTCTTTAACTTCTTCAGAACCACCGTGGTTGATCTGTTGGATACCGCTGTGATTGATGTCGCTTCTGCCCACAACAGAGTTGCGGTGCTCCGACACGCCGTCCCAATGGCTCAGAAGTTGGTGCTATTCTCAGATACCAACCAGTTCATACTTCAGGGTGGCCCGGTGTTGACACCTAAGACTGTCTCCATTGCGCACTCCACCAGTTATGATTGTTTGTTGGCCTGTGATCCGGTCTCAATTGGTCCGTCGATCATGTTCCCATTCAATCGGGGATCCTACTCAGGTGTCAGGGAGTATATCCCCAAAGACGCTGTAGAAGATATCTTTGAGGGGTTTGATGTCTCCGCGCACATCCCCAAATACATCCCCGGAAAGATCACGAAGATTGCCGCCGCCTCCCACGAGAATGTTCTGGTGTGCATGGCGGATGGGGATACTGATGCTTTGTATGTCTATAACTTCCACAACTCTGGGGTAGAAAGACTACAGAGTGCTTGGCACAGGTTTGAGTTTGGAACTGGATCAACCATACTTGGGGCAGACTTCATAGATACTGACCTCTACTTGGTGGTTTATCGTAGTCAAGGTGTCTTCATTGAGAAGATGGCGTTTGAAGCTGGGAAGACGGACACTGATTCGACTTATGTATCTCGTCTGGACCGAAGGTCTGGCGCAGCCACCATAGACGCCACAGGACAGATTGTAACTCTTCCATACCAAGTGACCGCAGGTCGAACTGATATTCAGGTGATCACCACCGCAGGCGCAAGGGTTCCTGTGACAAGTACTCCTGAAGCTGGGGACACCACAATCACCCTACGAGACCCACTGATTGATGTAGTGGACTATGGGGATGTTACTGATACAGCCTCCACCACCGAAGATGAGGGCGATCTCAGCACCGCCACCGAAACCGTGGATTATGGGTTAATCACCGCTGTCCTGGGTGCGCTTGGTTTCTATGTAGGTGAGGCTTATGAGATGTCCTATCAGATGTCTGATGTAACCCTGAAGGAACAATCCCCCGGAGGTGGTCGCGCGGTTATCACAGATGGTCGTGCACAACTTCGATATGGCACATTGGTATATGCGGACTCTTCCTACTTCTCGGTGGAAGTAACCCAAGATTATCGAGACACCAATAACCATGTCTTCGCTGGTCGTGTGTTGGGGTCTGCATTGACCCTTGGAGAAGTTCCTTTGGAAAGTGGAGAATTCAGATTTCCCGTATTCTCTAAAGCAAACCAAGTTACAATTACGATCAAGAACGATAGCCCACTCCCCAGTAATCTAATGTCAGCGGAGTTTGAACTTAATTGGTCTCCAAGAGCAAAACGAGTCGGCGTGTAGATCTATACGCCCGCCTGTCTGTATTGGAGGATTGCTATTGGATTGCTGAGAACATCCGTGAGGCAGACCGGAATGAGATTGCAGCTCACAGTGGTCAAACACCTTTGGAGGCGTTGGTAACTGGGTTCAGTACATCGGATGTTCCATTCACCATTATTGGTGATGGAGTTCCCGCCGGGATGTTTGGAGCTGGTCCCGCAATCCCCGGTGTTGGAATGATCTGGTTACTTGGTACGGACTTGCTACTTGGTAACACCACCCGGTTCCTGCGAGAGAGTCGATTCTGGTTAGATCAATGTGCTCGCCCCTATGACATGATGTTCAACTTTGTTGATGCCCGTAACACAGTCCACATCCGGTGGATCAAATGGCTTGGGTTCACTCTGATAAATCTCCATCAGGAGTACGGGGTTGAGAAAAGACCCTTTTATGAATTCGTAAGGATTTTCTGATGTGTATCATCGCTGCCCCTGTTGTTGCTGGGATGTCTGCCGCTGCTACTAGCGCAGCTACCACCGCAGCCGTCATGGCAAACCTGATGATTGCGATGTCTGTGGCGAGTACCGCTGTTGGATTCATTGGTCAGCAACAGCAGGTAAATGCTCAGAATGCAATGATGGCCCAAAGACAGGAGTTGGGTACTGCAAGCGCACTTGAGAACTACGCCAACCAAACCAAACAAGCCCGTGAGCGTCAACTCCAAGAGCGTGAGGCGGCTGCTAATGAGATCAACACAGTCCACCGAGAAGCTCGCAGACGGATTGCGACTGCGGAGGTTTCTGGTGCTGAAGGTGGGGTTGCTGGTGCTTCATTGACGCACCTTGTAAATAACTTCCACCGTCAAGATCTTGAGTTTGCGACGAATGTGAGGCGAAATCTGCAATTCAGGGAGGCGAACATTGAGGACCAACTGGAGTCCGTCCGGTCAGGTGCTCAGGGTCGAATCGAGAACCTCATGTATATTCCACAACAACAACCATCGTTCCTTGGCGCAGGTTTGAGGATTGGTTCTGCTGTTCTTGGTGCTTATGGACAGTACAAGTCAATAACTGGGTGGGGTGGTTCTCAGATGTCAGGGCAAATGCCGGGTTATGGGCCGGGAAATATGGGACCACCAGCTCCGGGTAGCCCAGATAATCCTTTTGTTTGGGGCGGAACCCCTTGGAGTTATTGACCTATGGCTAAAAGACAACAAGTAGAAGATCTCAATACCTCCCAAGCAATCCAACCAGTACAACAAGTCACCGATTCTTACATCTCCCCCGGTTACTTCCAAATGCCGCAGAACGAGATGATTGATATTGCCCGTTCGCTTGCGGAGTTCTCACCACAGTTGAAGCAAATCACCGGTGATCTGTGGGAGGACATGGTTGAGCGTGAGACTGAGGAGGGGATTGCTCAGGTCAGTACGATGACTGAGGAGGAGTTGGAAGATGCTCTCGCTTCAGAGTGGCGGAAACAAGGACTACCGGATGGCGCAAGCCCGTATGCTCAGAGAGCAATCAGGCGACATGCCGGGGCTATGATGGCCCGAACTTCTCTTGAGAAATGGCGCATTGAACAACTAGATCGTTTCTCGGATCCCTATAGCACTGAAGATCCTCGGGAAGCCTTGCAGGCTCATTTTGAAACTCTGAACACTGGGGGATTCTACGCCTCTGCTGCTGCTGCTGAAGAGTTCAATAAACAAGCCAATGTGTTCTCACAGCAGGTGTATCAAGTGCGGGCTGCCAGGACTGTAAAGCAGAATGAGGATGATTACGTGGATAAGGTGTATGAGCACCTCTCAAACTTTCCTAAGACTGTTGATCTGGATCTCGGGTGGGCGGGTATGGATATTAATATACCCGTGACCCCTTCTCAAATAAATGAGTGGAAAGCCGGTCTGCTTGAAATCAACAACAAGCACCACACACTCACTGGTAAGTCTGGTCGTGATGGGATGTGGAAAGCAATTGAAATGCGAGCCAAACAAATTGCAGAGGATGATGAAATTTCTGCAATCAACTTCTTGGGTGAGGTGGGTTCTATGAAGATTGCAGGCCAGCGTTTGGATTATTCGTTTGCATCGGAAATGGATACACTTCTCGACCAAATCCCCGAACTAGCCGATGCTGCACTTGTTAGAGACGAAAGACGTGCGCAATACCTCGATAGAGCGGAGACACGAACGGCTAACGAAGTTATTGACCAGTACCTAGCGGAAAAGATCGAAAGCGAAGACCTTGATCTTGATCAGGTCGATGACGATCTCCGTCCAAAACTTGAAGAAGCCGGTGTTCAGAATGTTTCAAAATTTATCCTAAATGCCAGAGCAACAGCACACAGCCAGCTCCGATTGGGCGATGAGTCTGATAGGGATACACTTGAGTATCTCGATAGTATTCGTGCTGATTTTAGGGGTGGATCTCCAACAATGACCCCAGATCAATTTAGAGAAGAGATTAGAAGTCGTTCGGATGATCTCTCACCAAAAGACTACAGGGTATTCCTCGACTTCGCAGATCTGTATGAGGATGTCAAGGGGCAGGCAGGTGAGGCTACAAAGAGAAGTAGACCCGAACTCGCATCCTCCTTGAACAAAATTAAAACCACAATGACAACGACAATGTTTGAGGCAGGGTCCGAACACAGCTCTCGTTCGGGGCAAGTAACCGACGAGACAAGTAGTATTATCGAAGATGAATTGGTTAGAATTCGTCGGGAAATGGATTCCGCAATCAAAGCAGCCACATCGAGTGGTATAGAGCTGGGGCACTCTGACGAGCAGATAGACGCAAATGTCCGTGCTGAAATTAAGAGAATTGAGGCGGAACAAATGGAAGCGCACACCGGCACCGTTCCCACTACGAGTCCTCTCCGCCAGATCACGAAAAAGGCTGGAGAATTTGATCCCCTCGTTCTTACCACGCCAGGGACAACATGGCGTCATAATGACAGTAAGTTTGCGCGCGTGGTTGATGACAACCGGGAAAATATTGTCAGCAAAATAGGGACTCAACGGGAAAAAGCAATGGCCGCTGTTCGTGAAGCGGGGCAAATTAGGTTGGAAGAGTTCCGAGGAACCCGTGTTGCCAGCGACATTCTGCTCCACTTCAACCGTGAACTTAAAATCGAAGAGGGTAAAATTGGCATCAATTTGATCAACGCCTACCCGTCAGCACCGGCTGGTCAAATTGTCGAGGGAATCTCTCAGTTCGCTATTCCGTTTGTTGGTGTGGGTCTCGGAGCTGCTTCTAAGATTGCCGCCGCACCATTCCGCGGTAAAGATCTGTTTTCCCCAGATCCTAATCTTCTTCTGGAGTACCAAGCAGCTAGATCTATTGGTGCAGACCCATACACTCCAGATGAACTGGATATGGCCAAGACGAACGGGAACCTTGATCAGCACGGGGTGTTCATGCCTTCAGATGTAACAAACCCCAGGCGAGTTCTCTATTTTAGAAACATGGACGAAGTGAGGGGTGCGGCGGACGAATATGAGAACGCCGAAAACAAAGCCGACACTTACATCGGTCGCTTGATTAAGCACATGCCAGCTTACAACGATACAACGTTTTTATTCACCCAATCATCCCTTCTTGGTTATCAAGGAACTAAATAATGGCTAGATCTTTCGATGAGATGATGCAGGGGTATTCCTCCTTCCAAGAGAAAGAACAACAAGCCACCGGATCCTCCAATAATCTCCAAGAAGAACAACTAGGATTCTGGGGGTATCTCGGAGACATTGCCGCCGCACCATTCCGCGGTGTCGAGGGAGCCATCCAGGGTGTCTACAACCTTGCAGACTACATGACCTTTGATGCTTTGCCAGACTATGACAACAGACTTCTTGGTAAGTCCTCCACGATGGTCGGTGGTATTGTCGAGGGAATCTCTCAGTTCGCTATTCCGTTTGTTGGTGTGGGTCTCGGAGCTGCTTCTAAGATTGGCGCACTCACCAAAGTCTCAGGGGTACTCACGAAGGCTGAGAAGGCCGCTGGGGCTGGTAGGAAGGCTGCTGCGATTGCTAAGGGGAGGGAGCTTGGTAAGTATGCGGTCGCTGGTGCGGTCACTGACTTCGCTGTGTTTGATGCACACGCGGCTCGGTTGTCAAACCTGATTCAAATGGCCCCGTCTCTTCAGAACCCGATAACGGAGTATCTCGCATCTGACGAGAACGACTCGGAGATTGAGGGCCGCTTGAAGAACGCCATCGAGGGTCTCGGTATTGGTGGTCTCGTAGACACCTTCATACAGGGACTCCGTGGTTTCCGTCACGGCCTCAAGGCGAAGGCTGCTGGGAAGTCTCCTGATGAAGTCATGCAAGCCGTTCGGGACGGTGTTGTGGACATGAAGGGCTACCAGAAGGTTGTGGAGGTTCGTGAGTACACATCCTCTGTCGCTAAGTCTTTGAACATTGGTGAGGATCAAGCGGTAGGTGTGGTCACTCTTATTAAGTCGCTTGGTCTGGATACCAAGACAATTGAGTTCCGTAGAGGCGAAGGTGATGTAGCCACCAAAGGTCTTGTTGAATTTAAAGAGGATGGTACTGCCATCATCACGGGGTTCCGAAATTCAGATGTCTCCACCGGTATCCACGAAGTTGCTCATGTCGCCAGGAGGTGGTTGCTGAACAGGAATCTACCGGAGCAAGCACGGAGAGGGATCAACGAGAAGGAACTGGATCGCATTGAGAAATGGGCGGGCGTCACCGAAAAGGGGTG